GCTGCGGTGGCCGCTCGTCTCCAGACGAACGACCTGCCCTCGGACCCGGCCAACGGCAACTGGAGCAACGTGAACTACACCACGTACTCCAACGCCCAGGTGACCAACAAGACCAACCAGTCCACGGCGTTCGAGATGTCCTACGTCCCGTATGCCGGTGGGCCGCTGGTGGTTCGTGCCGTCCTCACCCCGGAGGCCAACGTCTCGCTCGCCTCCATTGCCCACGTGCTGTTCTAAATGCGCGTGGAAGCACTCTCGCAGTGTGACGCCAAGCTGGGGACGGGGACAAAAGCCCTGTTCCCAGGCCAGCGTTACGAATTGCCAGATGAGATCGCAGCCGAGCTAGTGGTGGCCGGCAAGGTGCGCGAGATCAAGACGGCGCGTGAAGTGCTCGTTCCTCAGCAACAGTCCAACCGAATCGCAGGAAGGCCATCGCGGAGGAAATGAATGCCTGGAGTTTTCATTGGCGCAAGTATTTGGAGAGCACTGGACGTTCGCACGGCTACGGCGATCTTCGCCTCCATCTGCAGCAACCCGACACAGGAGTCGGTGATCTGGGAGCCGATGTGGAACGACGCGCTGATTTCGCGCACTCGGTCGCTGATGGCGACTCGCTTCCTCGAAGCGCCTGAACTTCAGCACTGCGATGTGATGGTCATCGTTGACGATGATGTGGTCTGGGAGGCGGCGGACTTCTGGAAGATCGTCGAAGGATGCCGCGAGACCCGGAGCATCTACGGCGGGGTGTACGTCACCCGTTCCCACACTGACCCGCACATCTCCTCGCGTGTGTTCAGCGGCTCGAAACTCCGCATTGAGAAGACCCCGGAACGACGCCCGCTCGAACTGGAATACCTGGCGACCGGGTTCATGGCGATTCACAGGGACGTGCTGGAGGCGATGATCGCACCGGAGGCGGTGTTCACCGACGCGGACGGTACTCATCAGATCCACAAGGTCACAAAGGGCGGCGACCGTCCGTTTTGGCCGGTGTTCTCACCCTTCACCATCGAAGATCAACCGGGGAGTTTCCATTACCTCTCGGAGGATTGGGCCTTCGGGGAACGTGCTCGCCAGCTGGGATTCAAGGCGTGGTTTGACCAGTCGATCATCCTGCAGCACATGGGCCTGTACCCCTACACCGTGGGGGACATTGGCAAGGACTTCTCCGCGCTGCCGTCCACGGGAACGGACCAACTGGAAGTCCAGGGCCGGGACCGCAAGTGCGGGGTGCCACTGATCGACTCGCTGGTTGACGACCTCGCGGAATGGGCAGAGGAACGCCCCGGCGACGTGATGCGGATGATGGCGACAGCCACGGGTGCGCTATTCAACCTCTGGAGCACCAGGGGGGGCGAGTCCGAAGAGGACTGGTATCGCCGGCGAGATGTGGGGCTGCTCTACGCGCTCGACCTCGCCAACTGGCACATCGCGGGCGGGTGCCCGGTGATGTCCACGCTCGACGGCACAGGCAAACGGTGGTTCGACTACGGCTCGGGCATCGGGACGCTGGGCCTCACAGCCGCTGAGAACGGCTACAAGGTATCGGGCTACGAGCCGAACGATGAGACGCGCACATTCGCGAACTGGCGGGCCAAGAAGTACGGGTTGGATGCCGAGTTCGCAGGCGATGGGATCGTGTGGCGTTCCAACTTCTACGACGTGGTCTCGTGCTGGCACGTCTTCGAGCACATCAAAGACCCGACGATCGCCCTGGAGCGCATCCGCCACATCCTCAAGCCCGGTGGGCTGCTGATTTCAGAGTCGGGGTTCGAGGACACGGCTACACCGATGCACCACTCGCATCCCGATTGGGAAGCGGAACTGCGGCGCTACGGGTTCGTGAAGACCGCTGAGGAGTTCACGTACCAGTTGATGCCGGTTAGCGAGATGGTGCCCGCATGAATTACGCCCGCCTCCCAGACGTGCGCCAGCTTCTCAACGCCACCGGCAGTAACGCCGATGACGCTGCGATTGCGCGGGCGATTGCGGAAGCGTCCCAGGCGTTCGTCACGGGAACGGGCGGGCGGTTCGTCCACTCCGAGACGAGGACGGAGTACTTCTCTGGTACAGGGTGCCGTGAGCTCTGGGTAGGCGACCTCGTATCGGTGACCACGCTGAAGATCAGCGGCACGGCAGACCAGCCATCCACGTTCGACTACACCCTCTCCGCTACGGATTACACCCTCTGGCCTCGGAACGCCGGGTCCCGGCCATACCGCAGGGTGATCCTCAACCCGAGCGGCCAGTTCGCCGCCTTCCCTGTCGGTGTGGATAACGTCCAGTTGGTTGGAGTGTTCGGCTGGCCGGTGCAGAGCGACCAGGTGGTGGTCTCAGGGGCAGCGGTGACGGGGACGCTTTCCTCAGACAGCGACCTGACGATCACCACGTCTGTCTCCGTTGAGGGCGTCATTGAGGCGGGGGACACCCTGATCCTTGAATCCGAACAGGTGGAAGTAACGAACGTCTCCGGGGTCACCGTGACGGTGGTCCGGGGCGTGAACGGCACAACTGCAGCGGCGCATTCCAGTGTGAGCATGTACATCCGGCGCTATCCCCGAGACGTGGAGCGGGCGGTGGCTTCTGATGCATCCCGGCACCTCTGGCGGGCCTCTCAGGGGTTCACGGAGTCACTTTCCTTCCGCGATATGTGGCCGTCGATTGCGGCAACGATCGCGAGCTACACCGACCCGGCGGCGGTGATCTGATGGCTATCAAATTCTCAGGGCCGCTGTTCGATGCACCGAAGGCCACGATCGACCGCGCCACTCGCAAGGGGCTAAAAACGGTGGGCGCCCAGATCGAAGCCACCGTGCGGCTCAGCACCCCGTCTGTCTCGGGTGAGTTGAAGCGCAGCATCCAGACGAAGCTCTACAGCAACGGACGCGGAGTCACCGTTTCCAGCAATCTGCAGACCAAACGGCGCACGTGGTCTGAGCGCGGTACACGGCGCGGCGTGAAGTTGACCAAGGGCTACGGGATGTTCCGCAAGGGCAAGACGAAAGCCCGGAGCATCGACTTTCAGACCCTCGTTGGGAACGAGATCGCGAGGGAACTGAATGGCTAGGGCCGACGTAATCGCGACGATTAAGACGCACCTGGAGAACTACACACGCCCGGATGATTCCCAGGCGTACTTCTCCAAGGTCTACCCGAGCCGCCCGCTGGCGCTCTCTCCTTTCGATCGGCTGTGCATCTTCTGGCTGAACGGCGAGACCGCGCCGGCTGACGCCTACCGGAACAACACGTTCCGCAGGGCGATGGTGGCGGAATCGTGGTCTATCAAGTGCTTCTGGAAACCGCGCCCGTTGGAAGGTGCGCGGGATGGCCTCGTCTTGGAGCAATGGGATGCGCTACGGGGCATACAGGAGCTTCTACGGGGTGATTCCAAACTGGGCGGAAATGTAGACGACCTGAAGATTCGCCAGTACCCGCGCATCGAACCGGAGACCTATGGGGAAGCGGACTTCGATGTCCTCACGATTGAGTTCGACACCTGGAACCTGAACGCGGAGGCGATTAGCGCATGACCACGAAATCAGGCATCGGTGGCGCGTTCTTTTACGACGGGTACGACATCTCCGGTGACGTTGGCTCGATCGGGACCATCCGCGCGTCCATCTCCCCGCTCGACGTGACCCCGATCAATGTCTCGGGCATGAAGCGCATCACCGGGCGGAAGTCTGGCGAGTTGAACTGGAACGTCTTTTTCAACGACGCGGCTTCTCAGGAACACGTCGCGCTGAAGTCTCTCACGCGCACGGATCATTACGGACTCTGGGCGCAATCGTGTGCGGCTATTGGCGACGTGGGCGCGGCGATGCTCGGCAAACAGGTGAACTACGACTGGCAGTTCGGCGCGGACGGCGGGGCAGTCGGTTCCGTCCAGATGCTCTCGAATGGCGCACCGCTGGAGTTCGTGGAACTGCTCACCCCAGGGAAGCGCACGGACACCACGGCCACGAATGGCGCATCGCTCGACGGCGGGGCGGCGACGACCTACGGACTCGCGGCGTATGCGTTCCTGACGGCGTTCAGCGGCACCAACATCACCCTCACGCTTGAGGATTCGGCCAACAACTCGGCTTTTGCGGCCATCACTGGCGGCGCGTTTACCGCTTTCACAGGGATCGGCGCTCAGCGCATTCAAACCGCAGTCGGGGGGACAGTGCGGCGGTACGTCCGCGTTGTCTCCTCTGGCACCTTCACCAGCGCGACGTTCGTCGTTGTGTTCGTCCGCTACCACATCACCCAACCGCTCTACGCCTAGGAGGCACCAATGGCTGTCGAATCTGGTATCGGCGCAACTATCACCATCGACGACGGCGCATCGGGCGCCGGCACCGGGCGAGACCTGTCCGCCTACTGTACTCAGTTCTCCTTCTCGACTCCGCGTGGGTCGCAGGACATCAGTTCGATCAACCTTTCAGGCATGAAGCGCCTGCTTCTCCGCTCGGACGTGAAGATCAGCGCGACGTTCGTGTTCGATGACGGTGCGAACCTCTCCTGGGCGGTGTTCAAAACCTCCGCAACAGACGACGGCTCGCGGACCGTGGTCATTGTCCATTCAGGTAACACGTTCACGGCGGAATGCATCCTCACGGACACGAACTGGCAGTTCGGCGCGGATGGCTCGCTGACGATCAGCGTCACCCTCGAACTGTCCAACGGCGTGGACGGGACGTGGAGTTAATCCGAATCCGGCTGTTGAACCGTCTGCTCTACATCCTGCGGACGGTCTTCGGCTAACAAGCCCTCGGAGGTGGCACTTTGGGCTTTGAAATCACGGAGACAGAGAGTCTTACCTTCCCCGCGTTCCCTGGGCTAGAGGTGGTGGTGAAGACCGCTACCACGTTCGGGGAATTCCAGGCGTTGGAAGCGATCGCCCGCGA